GCCGGCTGAGGTCATGGTCTACAAGCCTCGGGTGGGTCGCGCGTTCGGTTCTTCGCGCATCAGTGCGCCCATCATCGGCCTGCAGCGGATGGCGGTCCGGTCGCTGATCCGGCTCGAGGGTCACATGGACGTGTTCTCGTTCCCCGATTTCTGGCTGCTGGGCGCAGCGGCGAAGGACGTCAAGGGTGAGGCTGACGCGAACGTGGCGGCGATGGCTGCCGCGCTGGGTCGCATCCGTGGCATCCCCGACCTGCCGGCTGACGACCCGAACGCCCGCGACAACAACCTTGACCGGGCGGACATCAAGCAGTTCCCGGCGTCGGCGCCGACCCCGAACCTGGCGTCACTGAACGCTATTGCGAAGCTGTTTGCGCGTGAGTCGTCGCTGCCGGATTCGGCGGTGGCGATCACGGACTTCGCCAACCCGACGTCGGGCGAGTCTTACGACGCCTCGCAGTACGAGTTGATCGCTGAGGCTGAGGGCACTACGGCCGACTGGTCGCCAGCCGTGAAGCGATCATTCCTGCGCGCGCTGGCGATCCGCAACGGCGTGACGTCCATGCCGCCAGAGTGGGCGTCGATTGAGCCTCAGTGGCGGCCACCTCAGTTCACGTCGGAAGCGGCGAAGGCCGACGCTGGGCTGAAGCAGATTCAGGCCGTGCCGTGGCTGGCGGAGTCCGAGGTTGGGCTCGAGTTGCTGGGTCTGGACGCGCAGCAGATCCGCCGCGCACTTGCAGACAAGCGGCGCATGGGTGGTTCCGCGGCCCTGCGCGCCATTGCCGACGCTGCAGCCGCGGGTCAGCCCGTGGTGACTTCCGGTAATGCTGGCGCTCAGTAAGGCGCACCGGGCGGACCTGCAGGCGCTGACCGGGTTGGCGTCGCGCGACTTGAGCCTCATCTGGCGCGAGTTCAACACGGCTGAGGCTGCACGGGATGGGCTGATGGATGTCCTGCCGCGCCTCATGGCGATCTACGGCAGTGCCGCCGCGACGTTGGGTGCCGACTACTACGACACGCTACGCGAGACGGCTGCGGTCAAGGGCACGTTCACGGCCATCCCCGCCGAGCTGCCCGACCTGGGCCGCACCGAGGCGCTGGCCCGTTGGGGCGTGAGCCCACTGTTCAAGGCTGAGCCCGACTTCGCGTCGTCGCTCACGCTCGTCACGGGCGGCATGCAAAGGATCATCGCCAACGCCGACCGGCAGACGGTGACGCTTTCCGCGACGCAGGACCGCGAGTCCCGCGGCTGGCAGCGCGTGGGCTCGGGCCACACATGCGAGTTCTGCGCCATGTTGCTTGGCCGTGGCGCGGTCTACAGCGAGGCGACCGCCGACTTCGAGTCGCACGACCACTGCCACTGCACGGCCGAACCCGTCTTCGGCTGACCGCACAGACCACCCCGACTGGGGGTTAGCGCCACGGCGGCGCACAACGCCGGAGCACTACCTGACGAGGTTACGGAGAGTACCGATGAGTGAGAACCCCACGACCGGCTCACAGCCCACCGATGGTGGCGAACCTGCAACCGCAGACAACCCGCAGGCCGCAACCCTCACACAGGCCGAGGTCGACAAGATCGTCAAGGAGCGCGTGGCCCGAGAGCGGGCCAAGTACGCCGACTACGACGACCTGAAGGCCAAGGCTGGCGAGAAGGTCACCCTCGAGGAGCGCGTCGCGCAGATCGAGAAGCAGGCGAAGGACTCCGAGGCGCGCGCACTGCGGGCTGAGGTCGCCAACGCCAAGGGGCTCACGCCGAACCAGGCCAAGCGGCTGGTCGGCAGCACCCGCGAGGAGTTGGAGGCTGACGCCGACGACCTCCTCAAGGACATCGGGACTCAGAAGAAGAACAACAACGTCGTGCCCCGTGAGGGCAACACCCCCAAGGCCGGAACCAACAGCGTGCGCGATTTCGCCCGCGGGCTGTTCGGCGACGCCTAACCCACTTGTCCTAGGAGGACATCAGCATGGCAACTCTGCAGACCACCGCACTCAACCTTCCAAACGAGATCCTCGACCCGTGGCTGGGCAAGGTCCAGTACGGCTCCGTCGTCGCGGCCCTGTCCAACTCGACCCCGATGAAGTTCGGCAACGGGTCGTACATGACCTTCGACATCGGTGAGGCCGAGTACGTCGGTGAGGGCGCGAACAAGGGTGGCAGCACCATCACGCCGACCACCGTCTCGACCAAGCCGTTCAAGTTCCACAAGACCGTCCGCTGGACCGAGGAGGTCAAGTGGGCCGACGAGGACGAGAAGGTCAACGTCGTTCAGCAGGTGCTGGACCTCATCCAGCCGTCGCTGTCGCGGGCGCTTGACTACGGCGTCATCCACGGCATCAACCCCACGGGTGGCGCTGCGGTTGCGGCCATGACCCAGTACCTCGACCAGGCCACGGCTCAGGTCGAGCGGGTCAACACGGACAAGGCTTACGCCAACCTCGACGCGGCTGACGCGCTGGTCCTGGCGAACGGCTACGTCCCGTCCGACATCGCCCTGTCTCCGCTCCTGGCCTCGAAGTTCTCGGGTCTGCGCGGCATCAACTCCGAGCAGAAGCTGTACCCGAACTTCCAGCTCGGCACCGCCGTTTCCGAGCTGGACGGCCACCGCGCGTCGGTGTCTCGCACCGTGAACGCGGGCGGTGTCGCGGGTGCGCCCGCAGCGGCGACCCAGACCCTCGGCGTCGTTGGTGACTTCAACGCTGTCCGCTGGGGCATCCAGCGGGCCATCGGCCTCGAGATGATCGAGTACGGCGACCCCGACGGTGGCGGCGACCTCAAGCGCAACAACCAGGTCGCGTTCCGCGCCGAGGTTGTCTACGGCTGGGGCATCGCTGACCTCGCCGCGTTCGCGCTGATCGTCGACAAGGTGGCTGGCTGATGGCTGACGCTCCGAAGGCCGTTCGCGGCACTCTCGGTGGCGTCACTGTTCAGGTCACCGAGGAGACCGCCGCGCTTCTGGGCGGCGACTTCCAGCCCGAGAAGGCGCCGGCCAAGAAGGCCGCCGCGAAGTCCGAGAAGTAACCCGAGAGGGGGTGACCCATGCCGATCATCGTTGGTCAGCCATCCATTGTTGCCGTCACCGACCTGCCCGCTGCGCTGCAAAGTGCGGAGCTGGTCGAGGCGATGGTGGATGGTGCGAACGCGAAGGCGGCACGGGTCGCCCCCTGCCTCACCTGGGACGGCACGGTCACTGACCAGCCTGCACCCACGGCGGGGCAACTGGCTGAGGCCAAGCTGATCCTCATTGGCGCCATTAGGCGTTGGGCTGAGGCGGGTTCGGGTGCGCTGCAGCAGCAGACGGCCGGCCCGTTCGGTCAGACGATCGACACCCGCCAGCGCACCGGGTACAACCTGTGGCCGTCCGAGATCACCGACTTGCAGTCCATCTGCAAGACGGCTGGTCAGGGTGGGCGGCAGGCGTTCTCCCTGGACACGGCCCCAGCCGGCGCGGCTCACATGCCGTGGTGTGCGTTGAACTTCGGCGCGACGTACTGCTCGTGCGGTGCGGATCTGACGAACTATGCGTACCCGCTGTATGAGGGCGGAACGCTCACGGGTGACGGCTACTGATGTTCGCTTATGGCGAGACTGTCATCTTCACGGAGGCTGGCGCTCGAACGGACCCCTACTCGGGTGAGTCGGTCAAGGACGACTGGGGAAACCCGACCGTCACCCTCATGGTCTCGGCTGGTGTCGCCCCTGGCGGCTCGGTGGAGCCCGCGCAGGACGGTAGGGCGCCGGTTGGCGTCGAGCTGGATCTGCTCCTCGACGGCTTCCATGAGATCGACCCGTCGTGGAAGGCCGAGGTCCGCGGTGTTCTCTACAACGTGATTGGTCGCCCGTTCCCGTTCCGCAACCCGTTCACCGGCTGGGAGCCGGGCACTGTGGCGCAGGTTGGGAGGACTGATGGCTAGGACTCGCGTCAAGCTCCACTCTGCGGGCGTCAAGGACGTGTTCAAGCAGTGGGCTGAGGGTGAGGGCTTGCAGCAGGGCGAGCGCGTCGCGGCAGCGATGAACGCTTCTGCCCCCGTCGAGTCCGGCGCCCTTTCGCGCTCGCATCACGCCGAGGTTGTCCACCACCCGTCGAGGTCGGTTGTGCAGATCGGTTCGGACCTTGACTACGCGCTGCCAATCATGGTCGCCACCGGCTACGCCGCCCGAGCATTGGACAGCGCATGACGTGGCAGCCTGCCGCCGTTCAGTTTGAGGATGAAGTCCTTCTGGTGTGCGACTACCTCAGGAGCGCGCTGGCGGCCCGCACAGAGCCTTACGCGGCCGGCGTGTACGTCGGGAACGAAAAGCCCTCCACGAACCGCGCACGGGCCGTTGTGGTCCGCCGTGACGGTGGTCCGCAGCAGGGTCTGTTCGACACCGCCCGCCTCACTGTCCGCGTGTGGGCGGACCACGAGCAGGACGCCGCAGACCTGGCACGTCTCGTGCGCGCCCTGCTGGTCGTCTCCCCCGGCACCGGCCCCATCGTGGGCGCGCAGTCGCCGCAGGGGCCGATGGGTGTCCCCGACACTTCACAGCCGCAGAAGTTCCTGACCGTTGAA